CCTGCATCGGATAAAACAGCCGTATACGCAGCCGATTGGCTATTGATTGGGATGTTTATGTACCCAACGCCGTTTGTGCCGTCTACCGTGTAATTGGCAAGAGTTCCAGATGAGTTTGCATTTTCTGCAAGTACCGAAAAGTTTCGTACGATTGTCATATTAAGCCCCAGTAATTGCTTTAATTTCGTCAGAAGTCAAACCAAGAGCAGTAAGTTTGGCAAGCGCTGATGACTTTGTTGCGGCTGCGGATTGTTCTGCTGATACAATATTTGATTGATATGTGGTGTACGCAGTTGACAATTGATCTACTGTAGGTTGTGCGCCAAGTTTTTCAATATTCCAATGTAAAATTTGATCTGTTTCGCCAAATGGAATACCTGTTTCATAATCGCCAAAATCAAAAGCAATATTGTTAACGGCAAGATAAGCAACGATTTTTTCGTTTAAGTAAGCCATGTTTTATCCTTATGAGGTTATTCCATACAAAGAAATAGTTCCTGAAGTAATATTTCCAGTAGTGCAAAAAAATTGAATGGCTGTTTTTGTGGTTGTATTTCCAGTCAAATAAACATTTATGCACTCCATTTCCCATGAAGTGGAAAGAACTTGTCCATTTATGTTTGATAATAATGATGCAGTATTACCTGAAGATACGCCAATTAAATAACTATAACCGTTTAATACACTACCAGTATATGGAGACGATAGACTAATATTAGCATAATTTTGGCTAGTAGATGTTCCAGCGGCTGCTACTGCTCCAGTGCCTGATTGTTTAAACCCGTTATAATAATATCCAGAAGAAATATATGTTGGGCCAGCGCCTGTTCCTAAATAAGCAACCAGCGGGTATAAAGAAGCTGAAACTATATTGCTATATACAATAAAATATTTATCGTACCCACTTAATCCAGTAAATGAAATATTTGAAGAATTTGATGCTGTTTGTGTACTAATTAAAACCATAGCACCAGAATTCAGTGTAGACCATGTTGGAGTTCCAGTACCAGCACTTGTTAGAACTTGGCCTGTTGTACCTGCCGCAGTAAATGCATGAGCTGTTCCTGTTCCATATCCAACACCGCCAGCTGTTGGAGTTGCAGTTGAGTTTGTTCCACCATTTGCAATAGCTAAAGTGCCAGTAATGTTGCTGGCGTTAATTGTGCCAATTGAGTTAATTGAATATGCAATAACCTCAACGATGTCACCGGCATTAGCTCCCACCGCTAAAACAATAGATGTACCATTGGTGGCTGTGTAATCAGAGCCATTTAAAAGCACGCCGTTAAAGTAAACTGCTACATAACCAACCGTGTAAGTAACACTAAATGTGGTCTGTGAGGCTGTGGCTGTAAAACTTGTGCGAGTATACGTTGAAGTTGCGGCATTAACTGCCGTCCATGTAGGAGCACTTCCAGAACCGTTAGACTGCAAATAGTACCCAGCAGTACCGTACGATCCGTTAAATGCAACTGCATTGCTTGTGTTGATCGTAACTGCGTCTGTTGAATTGTTGTTGGTTACAAGATGTATACTATTGGAACTGTATGTTCCAAGCACCATGTCACTCAAATAAGAGTAAATGTAGCCGTTGTTGGGTTGATTAAATGCACCAGCAACTTGGCCTGTGATTGTGGTGCCATTGTTAATGGTTTGAGCGGAGCTCATTGTGTATGTGCCAACACCACCGGGAACATAGAAGTTATATGTGCCAGATGCTTGTACTGTGAAGTTTACGTTTGTGCCGGCCGCATTGACCAAGTTAACGCCATTACCTGTTGCGGTAAAACTTCCAACAAATGTACCCGCTGGGACGCCTGTACCGGACACCAAATAACCAATCGCAATACCCGCAATCGAAGACAAAACAACTTGATTTGAACTTGTTGATCCGCCGCTCACAAACGTAGGTGAAGCAGCTGCTGATCCTGTAGATGTCAACTGGGTGGTAATAGTAACAGTGCCAGAAATGCCTGTGCCAGTAATGACTGATCCATACAGCAAATTACCGCTTGCAACAGCCGTTATGGTTAGCGTTGTGCTTGAAACTCCGCCTGTACCGCCTGTGGTTGAAGAGGAACCATATCCGCTACTGTTGATACCGGCATTAACATAATATGCATTGTTGTTGTAAATCGCAAAGTCAGCAGAAGCAATACCACCAGAGCTTTGATTCTGAATGGCTGTGTATGTGTATCCGTTAAAACTTGCAGAAAGCGCAGAAATGATATTGGTGTCTTGGTAAGTCAATGTACCGTAGTTAATGACACCCGTATTGGTTGGATTAACAATCGAACCATTCGCCAATACTGAACTGACTGTAACGGTCTTTGTAGAGTTGTTAAAAGTAAATGTGCTGTCGCCAGCTAAAGCGCCGCCGTTGTTGTACTGAACTTGAGTGGTGGCACCACCAGCAGAGGCGCCAACTTGAACATAGTCGGTGCCGTTATAAACAATCAACGCACGCTGACCTGCAGGCACAGTAATACCTGTTTGGCCTGATGCTTTAACAGTTACAGAGTAAGTTGAATCAAGGTTAACAACAACGTATGATTTACTAGAACTTGGCGCTGTAATCGTGACGTTGGCAGCAAGTGAGCTGACTTTCAAAACATAATACTGGGCTGTTGTAGCACCAATGTTATTGCCAGAGCTGCTACCCTGTGTGTTTGCAAGGGTTAATGCGTTGGCAGTGAACGAAGATGAGGTAAGCGCAAGTGTTCCCGCAATCGCAATGTCGAGGTAATCAGTAATACCTTTATTGACATCATCACCCCAAGTGCCGGATTCAGTACCTGTTACTGGTTCGGCCAAACTCAAATTCGTTGTGTAATTGATCGTCATGTTATCATCCTGTAATCAATGCCCAGTTTGCGGATTCAGCATCATCAATCGTTGACCAGCCCGGAGTCTGTGCGTCTGCCACATTTTGCCACGAAGCTGTCTGATTGTCACCTAATAATTGCCAGTTTGCGGTTTCAGCGTCACCGATGATGCCCCAGTTAGGAGTCTGACCATCGTTGATTAAACTCCAATAAATAACACCAATTGACCCAACTTGTCCTACAGCAGCCACGCCAGTAAGCGTAGCTCCCCTGCCAGACATTGTGACAGAGCCTACTGTATTGACAGATCCTACGCCTGTCAAAGCCAAAGTCAAGTTATAACCAACAGAACCAATATCACCTGAGGCAACTACTGGACCCAGTGGTACAGATAATGCTCCGACTAAACCAGAGGCATTAACCCCAGACAAAGATCCATCTATTTCAAGTGTGACTGAGCCAGGAGCACCAGAGGCTGTAACCCCTGATATAGCAAGCGTCAAGTTGCCAGAGACAGAGCCGGGGGAGCCAATTGCTACAACCCCAATATCTCCATCGGTATTGTTGGCCACCATTTGGCCGACGTTACCTGACGCTGAAACACCCGAAACACTGAATGTTGGGGAGCCTGATACAGTGCCCGTAAACCCACTTGCAATAACCCCAGACAATGCTGCAAGGCTACTAATTGCAACAGAACCTACACTACCACTTGCTCCTACGCCAGATAGGGCAATTGTGATATTAGCAGTTTGTGTGCCTACTGATCCGCTGGAACTATTTCCAGTTAAGGCGATTGTTATGTTGCTTGTGACAGAGCCTGTACTGCCACTTGCAAATACGCCGCTTAGACTTTCTGATACGGTATCACTAACCGTTCCAACCAATCCTGACGCAAATACACCAGATATGGCTACAGAAGTATTGGGGGTCTGTGTGCCTACATTACCTGCTGCGTTAACGCCAGATAAATTAACAGATATATTGGGAGAAACAGATCCAGTATTGCCTGCTGCGCCAACACCAGAAATTGCAACAGATATTGCGGGTGTTACTGATCCAGCGTTGCCAGACGCATTTACACCAGAAAGGGCGATTGTTAAATTGGGGGATGCAGTGCCAACAGCACCTGAAGCTGGGTCGCCTGTTAAAGCGATGGCCCCATTACCCCAAGTGCCGTACCCCCAAGGACCAACGCCCCATCCGGCCATAACTCACCTATTAGGTGGTTGACAAACGCAATAGAGCAGTTGTCGTTGTATTGCTGGGCATTGTCAATGTAAATGTTCCAGCCGTAATGGTTTGAGCGCCAAATGTGTGAACGCTAACCGAATTCTTGCCGCTTAAAGTATTGTTATAAATCAACACGGTATCGAAAGCAGTGCTCAATGTAACGCTTGAATAAACCAATGAAGCTGAAGGCGTCCAGTATCCAACACCAGCTGTAGCTGATGAATTGGTGTAAGCAGGGTTTACTGCGTTTGTAACCGTAATACCGCCAGCTGTGTAACCTGTTCCAGACACTTCGCCAGATGCAGTATACGCAGTTGTTGCAGCATTGATGGTAGCAGTCGTTAAATAAAGCGCTGCTTTAAATGTATCCGCTGTGTTAGCCGTTTTAGCTACGTTAGCAGAACTAAAGTTTTGGGCGGCGCTTAATAGATCGGCCAAAAATGATGTGCACATTGATTGTGTATTTGCCATGATAAATTCCTTTATTCAAAAGATGCTGATACGGCACTGAGCACCAGCGCCTTTTTAAGTGTTACATGTGCAGATCTGTGCACCATTTCGCCATTCAACCAATACTCCACCCAGGTGGTGTACTCGTCCTCATTATCGACTATCCCTTCTCTTTTTTCAAGAAGAGAATCGTCCATATCACCTTTAGTCGTTGTTACAATCATTATGCTATCCTCAGAATTGCGTTGGTATTAGTTACAGCAGGAAACTGAATTGTAAATGATGTATTGCAAATTTTGTCTGATCCAAAATCAAGAATAGCCACTGATGCGTTATTCTGAGTTGCGTTGTAAATCAATGCGCCCCGAGCTGTAAATGAAGCTGGACTCCATACTACATTTTGGAATGACCAATATGCAACTGTCCCACCTGTGGCTCCAGACGTTGGTGTCTGAACAATAGTCAATTGTTGTCCGCCCTGCGTATATCCCCCACCAGTTGGAACTTCTCCAACAAGCGCTGTTGAATATTGGGTAGTGGCTGCGTTGATTGTGGCGTTTGAAGTAAACAGCGCAATATAGAACGTGTTTGGACTTGTGGGTCCAAAGTTGTGCAGCCCTTGAGCAAGCTGTACCTTGAAGCTGGTGGTAGCGGTCTGGACTATGCTCATGTGACTTTCTGCCTAAACTGACCGTCTCTGTATGCATCCTGGCGTTCCATACCATCGCCAAGACGTTTAGCAAGAGCAAGTGCCTCAACATACTTCTGGTTGTAAAGCGTCATCATGTCGGTCTCACCCTTCATGAAAGTGTAAGCCTCAACGAGAGAGCCGTAA